ATTAGTGCGGACGTGGCGAAATTGGTAGACGCACCAGATTTAGGTTCTGGCGCCGAGAGGTGTGAGAGTTCGAGTCTCTCCGTCCGCACCATTAACAATAAATAAATCAATCACTTAAAACGTATTGGGACAGTTTAGGGACAAAAGACACAGGCCATCTGCTTTAAGTAGATGGCTTTTTTATTAGGCTTAAATAAATTTAAAACTATATAAATCATCGACTTGCAAAAATATTCAAAAAACCTCTTGCATTACCTCGTGCAAAGAGGTATTATACACACATGGACAGACACCAAGGTCTGACACCGACACCTTGACGGAATCAAGGATAAATACCGAAAGGAAATCAAAATGTTCAACCGCGTTATCATCTTCACATCTTTCAACGGCTTTGAAAAAGTTTCTCAAACTGAAAAACGCCGCCTTGCCAACATCATCAATTCTGAAGTTTCTAGCATCAATGAACACTTGGCAGCCAAAGCAACTATCGAATCTTTAGACGGCAAATACCGTGCTTTCTTGTTCAATGATGAAGCCCCTGCAATGGCTGAATTTATCGAGAAATTGAAAGCATTTGCCAAAAGCTCAGACGGAATCTCAATCAGCGCATGGGAAATTGAAGAAAGCAAATACAATAGCTTACCTTTGAAACAAAAAGACTTTTTAGCTACTGCAAACGGCAATAAAATTTTTGAAGCATAACAGACAGGCCGCCTGAAACATGGCGGCTTTTTTGAAAGCAAATCATGAGCAAGAATAATATTTTCAACCGCTACCCGGCAATCATTCACGGCGAATCACGATCAGAAACAGACGAATTTGTGATTCATACCCGATACCCTCGATTCTTGGCACGGAAATCTTTTGATGGTGGTTACACTAGAATTTTACCAACGAAGCCTATTAACGGCGATTTGATAGAGGATAGCAAGACTGGCCGCCTCGCCTACCGCTCGAATATCGGGCTTTGGCTGTCGGACTTTATATTTTTAGACAATAACCGCCCTGAAATTACCGAAGAATGGCTGAATAGTCTTAAAAAAGTATGCGACCAAATCACAGCAGACGATTTGATGTTGTCAGAAGATGGGGATTTGTATGATTGAGAATTTTGAGCTTGGTTACACACCAAGCAATTTGAAGGCATTGCGCCAACAGCATGGACTGACACAGCAGAATGTTGCCGATATTACAGAATCGACACTAAAAACCGCCCAAAAATGGGAAACAAGCCCAAGCATGAGTAGTTATGCGAATATGCCTCATACTAAATGGCTGAAATTGTTGGAATATTTGAAGAATAAATGAGAAGAGGCCGTCTAGATTTAGACGGCCTTTGTTTTATCGAAGAGTATCAGATAACGCCTTATGCCGCGCTTTGCAGTCATTGTACAAGCCGATAACTTGCAACGACCACGGCAACACGTCAGCGCCTGTTCCTCCCTCAAGTTTAGGCAGGTTCGGGCACGGTTGCACAAGGTCGGCCGGCGGTTTAATTGCCGTCGGCAATGGCGGCATTGATGACTGACAGCCCATCAGAATCAACGCAAACATTGCGAAAGACAGGCTTTTCGACAATCTTTTGGACTTGTACATATCGCACCCTTTCCTTTTCTTCACGCACCGCTTTGCCTGACTGATACGCGGCGGACGTTTCGCGGTATTGTTTCGCCTTTTCAATCGCGGAATCTTTCAGACGGCCTGAAATTTCCGCCGCCATTGAATCACGTCCGCGCTTGTATTGGGCCGCATGGTCGTATTGCCATGCGAAAACAACCGAAACACAAACAACCAAGGCCAACATAAACCGCCAATTTTTCAACATTCCGGCAATCATACAGCCTCCTCTTTACCAAGCTTGGCACGCTCAATTTCGCGCATTTGCTGATAATTCTTAAGCTCTCGCTCAGCGTGTTCAAAGCCCTTCAAATCCGCTTGCTCACTCGCTTGCTTGAGCTTGGCTTCCCATTCTTTAATTCGAGCATCACAAAATTCGATAGGAGTCATAGCCACCACCTACTTAAACACGCAAACCGTCAATGCGTACAACCTTCCCTTTTACGCGCGTGAGCGTGAAAACTTGGTTTCGCATTGGCGAATTTCGTCGGAAACCAAGATGAATCCACGCGCCATCACCACGTTCAGGGTATTCCAAGATAAGCTGGTCGAACTTAATTTTCCCTTCATCGCGCATCTTGAGAATCAATTTGCCGAAAGCTAAAGAAGTCAATCCGACCGCATCACAATCGGCAGCCAAACCAAAACGATGGGCCGACGTAGGCACACCGCCCACCAACTTATTCACGCGCTCATTTCGAAAACAAGAAGTCACAATAATCGCACGACCAACGTATGCACGAACTTTTTCCAACTGCTCTGCCGTGTACTTGACATTCTCAAGCTCAGCTTCAGATGGAGTGTTATCGATACCGGCACGGCGAGCCATTTCGCTTCGTGTCAACTCTTTTAAACTAAAATGTTCAGTAATTTGCATTTTTTACTCTTCCATTAAAAAGGCCGTCTGATTTCAGACGACCTGTCGTTACTCTTTATCGATAAATTTGTCAGCCGTTTTTTTGACCCACTTCTTCATCAGCCCAGGGGCAAGGGTTTTAACGGTATCCATCGCGTGGCCTGTCAAAATGCCGACAAACGCGCCGGCGACTGCACAAGTCCACACTTGATTTACCATCAAAAACCGTTCCGCTACTGCTGCCGCTGCCACTGCCGATACAATCGCCTCAAACGCACTTGATACGACCGTGTCATGGTCTTTGATACTCGACCACGCACTACCGACAACGCCGCCCCCTATAGCAAACAAGTAGCCGATTTGGAAAAAATCCATTATTCCACCTCTTGGCTTTCTTTTAATTTTTTGCTTGAAAACAAGAATTTAAGTGAGTTATTGCCAGCCAAAAGGCACAAGAATGACAGAATCGGCGGAATGACCATGCCTGTATGAGCAGGCGGAAACGCGCCCCAAAACGCCTGGGCCGTCAAGTACCAAATAAAAGCCGCGACCAGTAGTAAATAACCCGACAGGACGTTGCCTTTGTAGGTCTGCCAGTACATCGCCAGCAATTGGGCAACGCCGATGCCGCCGAAAACTGGAATCAGGATAGATTCAGGTATCGTTTTAAACTTGTAGTAAATTGGCCAGTCGTAAATATCGACAGGCGAAAACGCAAAGACGGCGGCATAACCAATCAACGACAACCCACTGGCAAACTCAACAACGCGCGTTCCTGTACCAAAAAGCCACTTTTGAAAACGCACCGGCAGAAAACGCCATTCCAACACATATTTAACCCATTTCAATGAGTTACTCATTTCCAATCTCCAAAGAAAAAGGACTTTTTGACAAAATTATCAAAAAGCCCGTTTAAGAAAAAAGGCCGCTTGAACCATTCAGACGGCCTGACCGTTAAACAAATTTGAAATCACGTTTCATTTGTTTCAAAAGCTTCGCCAAATCCTTTTTATGGATAAAGTCGCCGCCTGTTGAGTTGATGATAATCGTGCTGTCGTCGCCGCCTGATTGGCCTGCCATTTCGCGGATTGTTTGGGCGTGTTCAGCAGGCAAAACCATCTCATTCTCGTGCAACTGAGTCAGCGGATTGATGCCTGCCGGAATATCCCAACCACCTGCCGCCGATGGAATCCGTGTTGTGGTCGTGGATGTTGAGGAACCGCCGCCGCCCATTCCGCTCATCAACCCATAGACAGCCGCCATCGCCGCTGCCGCCGCGCCAACGGCAAGAAATGGGCCGACGTACGGGATACCCGCAATCGCTTTAAATGCCTCAGCAGCCGCTTGAATGGCGTTCATACCGACGTTTTCCGTCGTTTCAGCCTTTTTAATGCCGGTTACGGTGGCTGATGTAGCGACTTGCGCGGCAATCTGACGCGTGCCGTTAGCCAGCCACATCGCGCCTTCCTTGGCGAATCGTCCGGCCAATGCCGCCAACGGCTTGCTGACCATCTCTTGAACAAAGATTTGACGTATGGATGAGAACATACCACCCATCGCCTGCCTGAAGCTCTTCGCCCTTGTCAGCATGGCAGTGAACGCCTGCCCCATTTGCTGCTGCGCTTCCTGCCAAACGTTCTTGCCACCGTCCTGAAGCATTTCCATGACGTTCGGCGCATCTTTCTGGCGTTGGCTTTCGCGTTTGCCCTCATTCTTCGCCTGCGTCCGTTCATGACCTTGCCCAAGTTCCGCCATTTGTGCTTTAAGCTTATCAATGGCCGCCTGACTATAAGTCGGGTCTTGTTCAGCAAGTGCGATCCGTTCTTGCAATGCGTCATAGGCAATTTGATAACGGCGGTTTTCAAACTCGATTTCCAAATCAAGGCGTTCAAGTTGCGAGATACGGCCGTTGGCTAGGGCTTGGTCGGCAGCGTCTTTCTCCATCTCAAGCTTATGCTTGTCCAGCTTCTCCCATTCAGACACCTGATTCATTTTCGCTTCAGTTGACTGCTTCGACAACTGGTCTTCAAGAGTTAGGATTTTTTCACGCAGTTTTAAACCTGTCTTACTGCCAGCGTCCACTGTTGCCAGTTTCTCACGCCAGTAGGCGGCCTCACGCGCTAAATCCCATTCTTGGTGCGTGAGCGTTTCGCGCTGCATTTCGCGGTGTGCAAGTTTTTGGGCTTTGATTTCCTCTTCCCAGCCTTGCATTGGGTCTTGCGCCGCTCCTGAGCCGCCTGCATGACCTTTCCCGCCGCCTTTACGTCCGCTACCACCTTTACGGCCTGAGCCACCACCACCACCGGCAGGCGCGTGAGCTTTGGCAGAACCGCCACCGCCGCCACCTCGTGCGCCTCTCATCGCTTTGGCTTCGTGGATATTGGCCGCTCGCTCCTTGATGGCATTTGCCATTGCTCCGGCGCGGTCTTTAGTCATACTGTCAGCGATTCGACCGCCAAGTCCGCCATCATCCATCCGTCCCATTTGGACGTTGTTCAGCTTTTCAATACCCGAAATGCCAACCATTGACGCGGCTTTATTGGCAAAGTCAATCATGCTGTTAATCATGCCGACCGCTTTGTTTACCATCCACTCAATCGCAGACAGAAAAGCGTTGCCGATAGCCTTGCCAAGATTGGCAAAGAATTGCGGCATATTGTTGGCAGCCTCTTTAATCAACATCCATCCGGTTGCGAATGTGTTGATATAGACGTTGATGTACGCTCCGATGGTGCTTGAAATTAAGCCCATCACGCGCTCAAATACCGCCGACCATCCGCCGACACTCTCGTCAACCCATGCCGTCAACTCGCCAAACCATGATTTAACGGTATCGACAGCTTCGCCGATGGTTTCTGTGATGACTTGCCAGACGGCCTGAATCACATCAGACAAATTCGACCAACCATCGCCGAAAACGTCTATTTCATCGCCAAATTGGGCAATAAGGCCGATGACCGCGCCGATTGCAACAGCCACAATCCCGAAAGGATTTGCCAGTAATGCCACATTCAAGGCCAGCGTTGGTGCAACAGCAGCGGCAACAGCAACGGCAAAACCTGCGACAATAGGGACGACCAAATTCAGGTTATCGGCAATCAGTTTAATAACGGCTGCAATTCCCGACATTGCGCCGCTGTCGTTCAGAAGCTTGGAAACCATGCTTTGCCAGTTGTTTGAAAACACCGTCAAAGCCTGACCCATCGTCATAGGCATTTTGGCCGCCTGCTCGCCGAATTTCTCAGACGCACCGGATATGGCTTTAAAAATCACATCCGCCGTCAATTGCCCTTCACTGCCAAGCTTTTTAATCTCAGCTCGTGATTTGCCCATATATTCCGCAATCGTATCAAGCAGAATCGGCGCGGCTTCAGAAATAGATTTAAATTCATCGCCCTGCAATACACCACTACCCAAAGCCTGCGATAACTGCATAAGCGCGGCGGCCTGTTGTTGCGCCTGTACGCCACCAATAGCCATAGCGTTATTGGTCGCCTCGGTAAAGGTCAAAATCTCCTGTTGCGTGTAGCCGTAGTCTTTCAAGGCGCGGCTTGTAGAAACGTACAGATTTGCTGTTGATTCCAATGAGGCACGCGTACTATTGGCTACATCCAGTAACTGACGTTGTACGGCCAAATACTCGCTTTCAGACGACACAACCTGTCTGACTTGTGCATTGATTGACTGCATGACGTCGGCAGTGTCAAGCATGGACTTGGCAAATGACAGTGAGGCGAATCCTGCCAAAACGGATCCGATTTTGCCCAACCCACCAGCCGCCGCCGAAGCCTTGCCGTCCGTCTGCTCAAGCTCGCTGTTCAGTTGATGAACCTTGCGTTCGTAGGTTTCTACGTCAATTGCGCCAAGATTCAACAGTTGGTTAACTTCTGCCAGCTTCGCCTTAAACTGCTCCATCGGCGTACGCGTTTCTTCGTACACTTTCCGCGCCGAAGAAGAGATTTTATTGAACATCCCCTCTTGTGCATCGCCAAGATTTTTAAAAGTCGATGGATTAACGTGAAACGCCTGTTCCATCGACTTTTTCATATCGTCAAAATGCGTTTTTAATCGCGCCTTGACGTTACCAATGGCGTTTTCAATGGCCTTTGAAGCCGATTCCGCAGAGTTTGCCGCTTGGTTGAACCCTGCCGCCGTGCCGTTTTCGACGGTTATTTTGATTTTTGCTTCTAAATCGCTCATACGACCGCCCATAAAAAAGCCCGTGAATCATCACGGGCGTTGTTTCAAATTTAAATCAGGCTTCAATCAGTTCAGCACCGGAAAAGACGCTTTGTTCATTTCCCTGTTCAACAGCTTTGCCGTACAGCCAAGCGCGTGACACTTCTTCGCCATCGGGCAGAGCTTCAACGGTAACAGAATGGGAACAAAGAGGATTGCGACCCGCTTCATGCGCCTTTTGGGACACATAGCCGTTCAAGGTTGCCGTAACATTGTTGTACTTATAATCAATACTTACATATTCGATTACATGGTAATTTGCCACCGCGCCGGTGCTTTCGTCTTCGATTTCATGCGAAATTGCGATTACTTGTTTCATATTAATTCCTTTCAAAATAACTAAATTCTTGCGGCTAAAATATAAGGGATTGATGGAATATCAACCTCATACCATTTGGTAGAACCGCTAATAGTTTGTTCATGATCTATTTCAATGACAATGTTAACAGTGGCATTCCCATTTATGATATGAATAAAGGGGATATTATAGAAAATACCTCTATACACATCGTGATCCCTTATATTCTGGATGGTATGACTATATATTGACCAAAATTCTTGCTCGAATATTTGTTTACCGTTAATCTTAATTCTAACCCAATAACTAGACTTAGAATTAGGTGTAGTAAAAGAAATATTCTGAAAACTTAGTACAATATTATTTTGCGTGCTATTTGTATAAGTTAGCGTATACCGTCCAGTCTTAACCCTTGCAAAAGGGAAAAATTTCAGGACATCCCCCTCAATTTTATCAGCATAAACAGTGCCTTCGAATCTACCGTTTTTAGCGTACAAATCGCCTTCACTAGACACAGTAAAAGCACCATTGCCGATATTGATATTGCCTGCGCGAATATCCCCCAAATCACTACTAACGGAAGATAGGTTTTGCACAGATAACTTTTCAGACGTCACAGAATTGGCCGCTAATTTATCAGCGGTTATTGAACCTGCCGCCAGCTTATCAGCCGTAATACTTCCAGCCGCCATCTCACGCGCGGTTACGCTTCCTGCTGTCAGGCGGTTTGCGTTCAGCGAGTTTGCCGTGATTTTATCGCCGTGAATATCCCCAGCGTTCAGTCTATCGACAATCGCTTTACCGTTTACCACCAGTTCGCCGTTCACGCCGACACGGTTTTTCTGCGTATCAACCACAAACGGGAACACGTCAGCCTTGCCAGTCGAACCAACGCCAAAGCGGTCAGCGTTCACAATGAACTTGCTTTCAGGCGTTCCGTTTTTGGGCGTGGTTGCCAAGCCGTAGCCTGCTACCTTGCCGTTAACGTCAACCTTGACCGTGTATTGCGCTTCCAAGCCGTTGATGCTGCGTGAATGGGCTTGTACCGTCGCTTTGTTGCCGTCGGCGGTTGACTGTACCGTCGTGATACGTTCGCCAAGCGATTTGATGTCGCCCGTCGCTTGGGTTAAGGTCGTCTGAACTACCTGAACCGTTGCTTTGGCATCATTAGCTGCTTTCTGCGCAGCCTCCGCGATTCTTTTAACCGCATCGGCTTTAGCTTGCGCATCCGCTGCCGCTTCACGCTTAACCTGTGCGTCTTTGGTTGCTGCTTCGGCAATAGCCGCCGCTTTCGCTGCGTTTGCTTTTGACTGTGCATCATTTGATGCTGCTGCAATAGCTGCCGCTTTAGCCGCATCTGCCTTAGCTTGCGCTGCCGCTTCTGCTGCTGATTTTGCTGCGTCAGCTTTGGCTTGTGCATCTTGTCGCGCTTGATTCAGTGCGTCAGCAGTTGCAGTCTCGCCATCTTCAGGGGCGGGCGTCCAGTCGGTTGCCACCGTTCCGCGTTCCAGTTTCACATTGGAAACCTTGATAGCTTCCGATGTCTGATACCGCGCCTGAACGATGATGTTACGCAGTGCCTTAACCTCTTTGGCGACCGTGTGCTTGGCAACAATACGTTGTTTCAGCGTTTTGGTCGTACCGCTGACGGCTTCGTCGTACCACGCGGCAAAATACCCGATAGAGTTGTCAGCATAGGTTACGGAAAATTCCGCGCCGATTCGCGGGTAGGGCTTGCCGTATGGCGATGTAGCGTTCGTCAGCTCGATGTCGCACGAGATAATCAGGCTGTCGCCTTGCTTCAGATCCAAAGCAGACGAAACGTCGATGTTGACATTCTTGGTCTGATTATTCCCGCTCACTGTCAGCACTTTGCCGGGCGTTCCTGTTGATAGGGCATAGTTGCGACCACCAACCGAAACATCGTCAATCTTCGCGGTCAGTGTTTGGATTTCAGACGACCTCGCACTGTCTTTCTGATTAACGGTTTCGCGCAATGCTGTGATACTGCTTTCAGTATTGCCGACCCGCGTTTTCAAGGCTTCCGTTGCAGCGGTTTGGGCGTTGATGGCTGTGACCCGCGCTTGTGTTTCGCGCGTGATGTTGCCCTCAGCCGTAGATACACGACCCGCCAACGTTTCACGCGCCGCAGCTTCCGCCCTGTCGCCGTCTGCCCGTGCTTTCTTTTCGGCCTCCAAGCCTGCGGCGGTCGTGCCTTGTGCTGCTGTAACCGTCCTGATTTGCTGCGCCTGCTCGTTATTCACTCGCTCGACTACTGCAACCTTGTTACCAAGTTCAGCGGCCTTTGCAGTCAGGTCGTCTGCGGCTTTTTTTGCGGCTGCTTTAGCATCTTCAGCGGCTCGCGCAACAACGGCACGCGCCTGTGCTTCGGCTGCGATTCGTGCGTTCACACTGCCTGCGCCGTTTCCGTCAATCAGTGCGATTTTGTCGCGCAAAGCCTTGTTCAGATTGCTTTCCGTTAAATCTGTGACTGACACGTCGGCAACGGTAAAAGCAATACTGTTGCTGACGTGCATGCCGTCTTTGCCGAAGCTGTCATAACCGGCGGCGCGTAAATAATAGGTTTTACCCTGCTGCAAATCCTTTCCGTTGCATTTCGTGACAGAAACAAAGGTTTCCGCGCCATCATAGGCTTTATTCGCGTCTGTTGTTGGGACGGCCTGATTTTCAGACACCCAAATAACAATACCTGCGAAATCCTCTTCAGACGGCATAGCGCATTTGAAAAACGCCTGACGCAAACCGCTGTCAACCTCAATACCTTGCAATGGTTTGAGCTGAGGATTTTGTGCAGCCACTTGAGCCCAGTTGCCAGTTTTCCCAGTAACCGCGCGTCCACGAACTTTAAAGACAACATCACGCACTTGTCCGCCGTCAGCTTTCATGTCGGCTTGCGTGTAGGTAAAACCGTTATCAACAATACCGCTCAAGCTTCGCAGTAGTTTTTGCGTATTGCCTGCATAGACTTCCACATCGTAGGTGTCAGCACCGCCCAATTTATCCCAAGCAATAACGGCTTCTTTGCCGTATGCCCAAGATGATGTGAGGCGTAAATTTTGAATCTGCCCAAGCGGTGCGCCCTTGATGATGTAGGAATAAGCCGGCACTTCTGCAAGCTCCTGAACACCACTGCCAAAGACGTTGAAAGACACCAGCTTAACCCAAACCGTGCGTCCTACCCAGTTCGCAGGAACGGCGTATTTGAACATTGCCTCATCGATACGTACAAACTGACTGCCTGCATTGTGTCTATCGATGGTAGAGCCATATGCGCCGCGCGTCAGATTGCCCAATGTGTAACGACCTACGCCTTTCAGTTCGGCAGTCTCGTAGGCCAAAAACTCGCCGTCAACGTAACACAAGGTCAGCAAATCGCGGCTGTCCTGCTCCGTTCCGCCTGTCATTTGCCCGGCGGAAATTTCAACGTTCAAAGTGTTGGCACGGTCGAAAACTGCACCGCTTGCCAAAGGCGCGGACAGTGAGCCAAAACGCGCTTTCTTGTTTGTCGCACCGATTCGCGTGTAGCTGTCGCCGTCAGTCGAAATCCACACTTCAGCGCCGCCCCACATATCGCCACCGGCGGTTGCAAGCCAAATTTGAGGCTCGCCGCCAGTCAGTTGTAAAGGTGCTTCAAAAATAACAGGCGCATGGGCGTTACCGGGAGATTTATTGTAATCGGCGGAATAACCTAATGATGGCTGTGTAGGGTAAGCCGTAGCCGATGCGGCGCCCATTGGGAAATCTTCAGCCTTGACGGTCAAAACGCCCTCTTCGTCCTCCTCAATTTCAATGATTCGGACAGGCGTTTTATCCAACCCCAAACCCTCGTCTGTCAGCGTTACCAAGTCCATAGGCTCAAGCAGGCAGTATTTCCAACCAAGCTTAAACTCATATTCATTGCGGACGTACAAGGCACGCTGTAAAAGCAGTTGCGCTACATGGTTTGCGACTTTCGCGTCGCAGATTCCGTGCATTTTTACCGCGTCTTTAGGGCGCAGGCCGTATTGCTCAATATTCGCCTGGTCTTTTACTTCAGCCACGGCGATATTGTAGTCATTGGCGCGGTCAAGATATTCAACCTGTATTTGGTTGTAGGCATCAGCATTGGTTTTGCGCTCAACCTTTAAAGGGTCTTCCGCGCCTGAAACGATAAAATCATCATCGGTCAAATCGTAAACAGGTGTCAGGTTTGGCACATAGGCCGCGCCGTTTCCTGATAACTTCACGTCGCCATAAGGGACAATTTTCAGACGGCCTTGTGAAAACACTGCCGCGCTATTGGTCTGTTCCAATAGTTCGGAAATGTTTTGTTGTGCCTCCGTCTGTTCACTGTAAACAGGGCTTAAAAAGATACCTGCCGCGCGGCAATAAACGCCGTAAACACTCGTATCGCCTAAGTTTTCAGCAGGGAATCCACAACCGTAGTTCTGATTCGTCAGCATATCGCGGATAATTTCGCTCGGATTTGCGTCAGGAATTGAGGACGAATACCCCATTTTCCCGATAACCTCGAAATTATGGCTATAAATCTGCGCTGATTTTGTCAGCTCGTAATTTGGGCTGTAAATATAAGCCGTGCCGGAATAGTTGATAGCCTGCGCTTGGTGTTTCGGCTGTTGCAAATGCGTCCAAGTCGGCTGTTCATCACCACCTTTGGCAAGATTCAGGCGCAACTGTGAAAGCGATTCAAACTTTTCTTTATCGCGCCAAATGCGCCCGATTCCCTTAATCTCGCCCTCGCACAAGGCCATCATGACGGCGGCTTCGTAGGTGTAGGAAATATCCTCTTGTTTTACGCCACCGCCGCCCTTACCGCCTTGTCGGGTCGTTGTCTTGGTCTCAATAGTGGTAAAGTCGCCGTACCAAATCAAATTACCAGCAACACGCGCCCGACCGTAAACAACAGGCAGGGTCAAGCCTTGAGACGACTGCTGAACCTGTAGGGATAGAATCCGTTGTTCAGAATTTGAAATAGTGGAAGTCTTACCGCCCATGAGTAACCTCTATAAAATCAATCTATTAAATGCGCTTCATACCAAAGGCCTTGTAACTCCCACAAATCCCCAGATTGTTTTGTTGCAATATCGAAGCCTGTTTTTGTCACATTTGCAATATGAATCAATTTTGAGGAACCTGTTTTTAGGTCAAGCGTAACCTTGACAAATGGGATTTTTGAAAACGGCTTTTTAAATTTAATCGTTGTAGATGTTAAAAAATCGAAATCGCTCCCCAAATCATTTCTGGTGACGTACGCCGCCTGATACTCTTTTCGGGTATCAGCTATTTTGCTGACCTGTTCCGCGACCGCTGCAATCTGTTTGCGCAACTCGGTGTCGTCATCCGCCGCGCCGCCTTTGGGCTGATTGGCAAGTTGTTTTTTGACGGCTTCCAATTCTTTTTTAATTTCGGTGTCGTCATAACTACCGCCAGCGGCTTCACCGTGACCACTACCCAATCCATAAGCTGTTATTTGAATATTCATTTTTTTGCTCCTAAAGTAAAAAATTTCATCGGACGGCCTGAAAGTTCAGCCTGATCCAGTTCATCCAAAACCACACCGCGCCCGATGTAGCTATGAATAATTTTGTTGTCGCCAACATAAACCGCGCCATGTGAAAACGTGCGCCCAAACTTCCAGACGACAACATCGCCCGGTTTCGGCGTGTCGGTCTCATGACAGACTTTTAAAACCCAGCCAAGGTAACGCTCCTCGTCTCTGTGCAAGTGCCAGTCTTGAGGATATGGCCGTGGGTCAAAATCGGCAGGCAGTAAGCCAGCCTCCCGATAGATTGCGACAAGAATCATCGCGCAATCTACACCAGCACCCTTTACCATCGCTTGATGATGGTACGGCGTTCCAAGCCACGAATAAGCCTCTTCGACAATTCGTTTTCTCAAATCCATTTCAGACGGCCTCATTTAAACCACCGTATCAGCAGATGGGATATAAGGAAAACCGCGAAAATGCACGATGTTGTCAAACTTGTCTTTACAAGTGCTTTGTCGTTTGTCGCAGCCCGGATAGATTTTGAACACATCTCCGGCGCGTGGTGTGTGCGGTAAGCGCAAGGCAAAAGACAGCGTACCGTCCTTATGTTCCTTGACGGTGCGTGTCAGCCCTGCATTAAGACCGCTTGTGAACTTGATAACGCCCTGATTAAACCAGCCATTCGCCTGTGTCAGGTTGCAAGTCAGTTCCGTTCCGGTCGTGCTGTTTGCGGTTACACGGCCATTCACGGTAAACTTTTCGCGGTTTACTTTACAGCCACCGTCATAAAGCGTCCTCATACAACCGGCCTGATAGATATTGCGTGGGCTTGATACGTTCAGCAACTCAATATCAGACTTGACATCGACCTTGACGGACGAACGACTGCCCGACACATCCGACACACGGCCGGAAAAGATGATAACCGTGCCAACAGGTTCAGGATTTGGTGTGAGGAAATCGCGGAAAAAGACACGCTCAATAACCACCCTTGCGCCGTCCAAAGCACCGCCAAGCGCGGCCTCTGCCCACTGCAAGCCCTCAAGTCGATAACTTGGCTCGGCGGCAATTTGCAACGTATTGGAATCAACATCAAGCCCCACCGCCGTTCTTGTCGCGCCGCGTTTGATGATCAGCTTGTAAGCCTCGTACTGATTCCCCTGCCATGTAACAGGCTTGTCAAAATTCGTATGACGCAACACTTGCCCATTCGCTAAGGTAATCGTGAACAAATCAGCCATCAAAAACCTGTCTTCGTTATGAAGTAGGTTCATTAATTCAGCGCTTGCACTTTTCATAATTTCAAACTCGTAAACTCGATTTTCTTAGCGTTCCACAAATGGCCGATGAAGTTTTCAAAATCCACCGTATCAGACGTGAAACGAACGCGGAAATAAAAGTTGCCTGTCCATGTGATGGGTCTGCCGGGTGTTTGCGGCGTGTTCAAAACTAATACACCGTTGTTGTCTATCGCGAAATCACGGCCATGCGTCAAAGCAACGCCGCCTACTTTAACCACCGGCACGCCTTTGACCGCTAAAACAGGCTCGGTAAAACCGCCGTAATTGCGCACAAGCTGGTATCTCGTTACGCCCTGAACGACATTCCCGATAAGCTGGTCTATAACCTTGTTATCTGTCGGGTCTTCGTACAAAAAGCTGTCAAAACTGCCGCGCCGCTCGTTGAAAAAGCCTGCCAGCTTCTCAAGTTCGTTGATTGAAGCTTTTGTTCTCAACACCTCAAAAGACAGTGAAAACTTCCATTGCGGATAAGTGTAATAAGCGCTGCGAATCTCACGCCCTGAAGCTGACTTTTGAATATTGGTACTCCAAACAGCCGTTCTTTTACGCCCCCACTTCAAGCCGGGGAACGTTGGGAAAACTGCGTTACTCATATCAAATAATCCCCTTCGCTTTCAGTAATGCGTTAAATTCGTCCTCTGACAGCTCGCCACCGCCAAGCATACTGATGGCCTCCGCCTCGTCTGTTTCGCTCTGTACAGGGCTGGATGACGGCTTAATGCCCATGTATGAGGCTACCAAGATATGTACAGGCGGATGCTCACGCCAGTAGTCGTTTAAATGCCCGATTCGCGGCAAATCCAAGTTGTCGGCAACGTAGTCCCACGTCCACCCAGTTGAGGCGCAGACGTGGGCAATCATTGCGCCGAAACTTAAACCGCCGCCTGAGCTTCCCCCGCTTGCGCGGCTTCCTGTTCCTTGCGTTTCAAGCCGGAAACATCCATCACAGCGGCGAATACTTCGTTCATGTTGCCAATATCAATCAAATCAGCCACTTCTTCGCGCGTCATATCAGGGTAATTGCGGAGCATGGCGGCATAGGCGCAATCGATAACGGTAGAAATCTGTTTTGCGTCTTGTACATTGCCGTCAAACGCACCAATGCGGCTTTGCAACTGCTCCAACGCGCCTAAAGCGATTGGAGGAATAACATATTCAGTGCCGTTCAGTTCAACGGTCACGCCTTTAATTCGTACGGTCATTTTGCTTTCCTTTTTTTGGGGTAAATGAAAAAAGGCCGTCATTTCAGACGGCCTGAATTTTTACTCTTGAATCCACAACGTACCGACTTTAAAACCTGCTTCGTCGGTTGAGGCAGTAAAGTCAATTTCAGGCACGGAGAAATCATCGTTTTTGGTCGAGAACAAGCCCAATTTACCGCTGGTTACGCTTTCCAGTTCCAACAAGGCTTTTTTACCTTTAAACTGAGTCAGATATTTCAGTTTAAAGGTCGGCGTGTTACCCATCGCCATATTAGTCAGCTCAATTTTCTTGGCCGACGGCATAGATACCGTATAGGTAAAGCTTGGAAACACCGTTTTGCCTTTAGCGCTCTCGTGAAACGTGTAAAGGCCGGTATTTGATACCGTGTATTGACCTGCTGCTGGGTTGCTGGCTACTTTGATATAAGCCGTGCCGTCCTCGCCCATTACACCGGCATCCTCAACAAATCGGCCGCTATTTGGAGCAGTCACTTGAACAGTGTAAGCACCTGAAGCAGGCACGGCTTTGCCAGTGGTATCAGCAAACAGGGCTTTCATCGTGCCGGTCGCAAACTCTGCGCCGAAGAACAAAGTATTCAGCGTCAGGCCGTTGATTAACGCGCCTTTAAATTTACCTGAAACCTTTACCTTACCTTGAGCAACAGCCAGCGCAAAGCGGTTTTGGCCGTAGAACTCTTTCAACTCTGCCGACAAGTCAACAGACATTTCTTGCAAGCCCATGATTCGCACGGGCGTTGCGTTTTGCACACGGTTGCCGTAGGCATCCGTAATCATTTCGGCGAAAACCTCGCCACTACCAAACGTCAACTGCATGACATTTCCTTTCTAATTGCCGACTAAGCGGCGCAAATCATAATCGGGATAATACAGACGGCCTGATTGCCAAGCGTTCCCTCGTCTGTTTCTACCGTACCTTCAACGCGGCAATACCCAACGTCCGCGCCATCGACCGCTAAAGCCGTCTTCCCAGTGATTGGGTGTATAGCGTTCACGGCATTGCACACCGCGTCAATCAGCGGATTCATGATGGGCGCTGGCGGCTCGCCTGCCGTCTGTACATACAGATATACATCAACGCGCAACAGCCATTTCGTCTCTTGCCCTGTTGTCGTTACCGCCTGCATATCGCCTTGAGCCATAAATAACGCCGGTTGGTCGTAGCCTTTCACGTCGTTCCAGTGCAGCAGCTTGCGGCTCTTGGTTGTAAAACCGTCTAAAGCCTCAAGCTTTGCCCACAGCGCGGAATAAATCGCTTCACGATTCATCGCAATGCCCTTTCAATAGATTTTTGCAAATTTGCTTCAATATCCGGCTTCATATCGCGCAAGGCCGACCGTAAAAACGACCGTTCAGGCAGTTTTACATTGCGAGTATGGGCGCGGATCTGAACATAACGCGGCGATTTCAACGGCCTGCCGAAAGCCTGACGTATCTGCCTCATTGAGGCTTTAACGTTGACTGTTCCGGCAAAGCCATATTCATGCGCCACGCCGTATCGGACATTCGTGTTGACCTCGCCAACAACCAAACCGCCCGAACTGGTTACTTGATGATGTATTGAGCGGCGAAGATTGCCAGTCCGTACATTCAGCACCTGCCCAGACAGGCGGTTTTGCATGACCTCACGTTGCAACTTCAAAACCGACCGACCGATAGACTTTTCAATCGCCGACTGCACGCCGTCAGAATAAGCTTTCAAGACAGCCGCAATTGCGTCGCCTCCGATAAACTCAACATTCAGCATTTCAGACGGCCTTTCGCTTGTATTCCATCAAGATAGCGTAAGCAGACGGAGGGATACCGCCAGACTGGCTAAAGCTTGAAAAGGATATAGTCTCCCCTGCAAGGCTTTTACTCTGCACGCCCTTGTTCTCGATTTCGTTCAGCCGTTGCGTTGCGATAATCAAAACAGCCTCCTGAATATCGACAGGCATGGTTTCATAGCCAGCACGGTACGACACTTCAACGTTTCGGATTCCCTGCGCAAAACAGGCATGGCGAATCAACAGCCAGTTATCAAAGTCCCAGTCATCTACCGCGCGTCCGTTGATTTTTACGGACGACACGGAAATGACAGGCCATTGCTCCAGCACAAGGCGATTCTTGCCGTTGCCGTTGTATCGCTCGACATAATCCGCCGCCGCCAGTTTTCGACTGATAAAAGCCTCAACCGCCGCTGATACACCATTAAGCAGGGTCTGAAAATACGTGTCCTGCTTGTCATGGGTAACGCCCAGCCGTTGCTTGAGCAAATCAAGTGGGACAAGGGCGGTCATCGTTATTCAGCCTTTTCAGCTTCGGCAGGCGGTTCAGTTTCTGCTTGTTCGGCTTCAACCGTCTCTACCGCTTCGGCGGTTTGCTCGGCTTTGGCTTTACGTCCGCGCTTGGTTTCGGATTTTTCAGGCTCTTCAGCTTCAGCAGGCACTTCAACCACGTTGCTAAAGCCGAACTGATACAGGAATTGCGCCGATTCAACAGGCACTTCAACAATGCCGTTTTCGTCCACTTCGTAGCTTTGGCCGCCAAAGGAAACATCGGTAAAGCCTTCAGGCGCTTGTAATTTAACTAATTCAGTCATTTTTCATCTCCAAAAGAAAGAGGCCGTCCAAACTTCAGACGGCCTGATTAGGCTTAACCCACGTTTGTAATCATACCGAAAGCAGGCATGAACATACCTTGCAGCACTTCGTCCGCATAGACACCGTACTCATACATACGGGTACGCAGAGGCCATTCGATTTGGTAATACTCTTGACGTGTACGCACTTGCAACAGGTTGCCCACGCCTTGAACGTAGGCAGGCAGACGGCTTGAATAGAACAGGTAAGTACCGGCAGGCAAGTTCGGGTGTACTACGATGTTCAGTTCGTCGCCTGTGATTTTGTTCAGGTACGAACCGACAACGACACCAGCCTTAATGTTTGCGGTGTTATTCACGTCTACATTCAGCTTAATCAGCGGTGCGCCGCCGTTGCTGATAATCAGCTTAGTTAAAGAAGCCAAATCGCGTGCGTTGACGTAGATTGTGTCAGGGGACAGGCGATATTTAGAATAGAAGTTTGCGAACGCTTCTTCAAACTCATACACGCCGCCTGCGTTGTCTGAGGTCAGACCGCTGCCTTTGTTATCCGCCCAATACGCGCCAGAATCAGGCAGGGCGATTTGGGTCAGCAAGCCGTCAAATTCCAAGATGGAAGTAGAATTGTCTTCAGATGGCAAAGAAGCGGCGGTTTGAGTGCCTTCAGCGTCAGCCAAAATATCCACTTTGGCAGAAGTAGTGACCGCACCCAGTTTTTCAGAACCAGCAGCACCCCAGAACCAAGCATAGGCAACCGCGCCGCGAACGGCTGGAACCATGGCGGTTACTTTCTTGCCTGTCACAATACCGGAAACAGAAGCGGCAGCAGATTTTTGAGCAGAACCGCCGCCGAATGTATCGGTCGTGCCGTCCGCGTTTTGGCGTGTGATTTTGGTCGGTACTTGAGCAGTTTTGATGTTCAGGCTTTGGCCGATTGCGCCGTTGTTTGCGCCTGCTACGTCCCAATATGCTTGCAATCCCAAGGCCACGCAGATGATGGATAAGGTGCTACCGCTGATTTTACCCATCGCGTCAGTCGAAACGGCAGCGGTCGGGGTAGGCGTAACGCCTGATTTCAGGCTGGTGTTACCGCCCAGCAAAATCATTTCTTCGGCAATCATGGTCGCTTGCAAGGTTTGGGCAACCGCCAACGCTTTCACGTCCTCGAAGCCACGAGCGGCGTAATCTGCCTCAAAGGACACTTGGTTTTCCAAGCCGATAGCGCGGAATTGGGCGTTACGCTCTACCATTTCGTGATTGATAACGCCACCGCGTTTACCTTCGCTGATACCGGCGCGTTGATTACCGACATTGATGTTGGTAATGGCTTTCCAGTTTGAGCCAATGGTGCGGCCACCCCCCACGCGCGGGATACGGTTGCGCAACGGCGTCAATACCGGATAGAGTTTTTGTGACGGCGCAGACAGGTCATAGGTTTGCAAACCAGTGGTAAAGCTGGTCGGCTGTGTAAAACCTTTGTTCAACGGCTCGCCGTTTGCTTGTGCTGACTTCATCAGCCCAATTGTTTCTTGTGTGAGTTGATTCACGTTCATTTATCGCTCCTGATAATAAAAAACCGCCTGTAAGCGGTGTTACAGACGGCCTGTTTGTTTTGCTTTAATGAGTGTTGCCACGTCATCCAGCGAACCGTCATTCTTTACAATCGGCTCAAAACCATTTAAAGGGTCTTCGCCGTTATCTTCTGCTTTGCTGATAGCTTTAGTGCTACCTTTCGGCGGTGCTGCCTGTTTCTTCAGGCTTTCGATTTCCGCCTGCGCTTTGGCAAGGGCTTCATTCGATTTCTTCAGCGCGTCTTGTGCTTTTGCCAGTTCGTCCACTGATTCGGCTTTGGCAAGGTCGTCTGATTTATCGGCTTTGGCTGCCAAACCATCGACCAGCCTATCGGATTCGCTTACTGTCAACGCTTTCAGTGATTCGGCAAGGCTCCCTGCTGATTCTTTGATTTGCGCGATAACAGCTTCATCGATGTTGTCGTATGCTGCGTCCTCAATCAGCCATTTCATCGACATCAATACATCAGCCAGTGATTTGACTTGCCACATTGATTTAGTGACCGGCTCGTCTTTCGGCTTCTCGGCTTTGTAGCAAGTAAACACCGCATCAGGATTTGCAGGGCGGTCAACAAGGCTGATTTCTGTCAGCTTCAAACCCGTGATTTGCGACTTGTTCAATTCATCGCGGGCGGTAACACTGCCGCCGATTGAAAAGCCTTTGTAAACGCCTGTTTTGACTTTCGTCACGGCAACAGGGTCAACGATATGCGCCCCAAAGAATGTGCGCCCATCGTTTTCTACATTAATCTCAATAGCCGTCCCCGCCGCGTTTGAGCCGTGCATTTCACGCACCGCGCCAAACTTCATATAATCGGGAATGGCCGCTTTCATTGCTTCTGCCGCGATAATTTCGCCGTCCGAATCGACCGCTTCACTTGAGGCATACCCCCAAACTTTGACAGTTCCGTCGTCCTGCGCCTCCATCTTGGCAATTTCCGCGTATAACTTCGCCATTCGTTGCTCCAAAAAAAAAGCCGCCCCACAAAGAGGTGGCAAACACACTCACTTTACCCAAAAGGAATCAAGATTTAGGCATATCCTCTGCCAAAACAGGGATAACCGTACATCTGCAATTCGGGTGCCCTGGAATCGTCAGTGAGCCATGCGCAAAATGCTCATGTAGCCCAATAACGCCCATATCCCCATTGGTATTGCAAACCTCTGACACTTTATCGTCTTCAGCTGTCAGCCACTGCTTGCCGGAAACAAGCCCGGTCTCTTCCCAGCCTATCAGATTACCCATGCCGTCCGCCATCGCCGTCTCAGTTCGGGCAATAGTTCGGGCGCGGGTATTACTGAAAGCGTGAGATTCTTTCAGACGGCCTGCTAATTCCTGCACACTGTCGCCGTTTCGCATAGCCTCGACCACTTGGGCGCGTATCATTTCGCGCGTTCCCTCTGTGATTTGCCATTCAGCGGCAGGGTTTTGGATAAGCTCGCCGCCCACCCACTTCATGCCGACCATTTCGGCGGCGCGTTCATGCGCCCACTTGACGGCACGGCTGCGAATATTCGTAACCATACCGACAGCAGGGTCAGGCATAACATGCAACAAGGCGGCAACCGCCCCATCTTCCGCCGCTCGCCTGATTATCGGCTCAACCACATCAGACAAGCCCGACCACTCGCCAAAGTCCAAACCGTCAGTAACGATTTTCGCTACCCGATTCAGTTCGGCGGTCAGGTCATCTGCTTGCCAGTCAACAGCCGCCCCGGCAATCAGCGCGGCAATCTGCTCAGCCAAGCCGTCAATGCGTGTCAGCAAATAAGCCTCAATAAGCGCGGCGGCTTCGTCTTCGCTCATCGGGCTTTCCGACTTTCCCAGCTTTTCAGCCTCTTGATTCGGCTGTTCTTCAGGCTGTTGGCCGTCTTGCTGATTCGGATCGGGATTATCCTGCTCCGGTAACGGCTCTTTACCCAGTTCGGCGCGGATTTCATCAGCGGTTAAGATACCTGCGTTTTTGTAGATGGCGTAGATTTCAGCCTGTTCTTTCGGATTGAGCGATTCCTCTTCCTGCCAAACAAACTCATAAGCCGCCATATCCATGTAACGGGCAAGCACGTCATCAATCAGGGCTTTAACCCAGTTCTTCAGACTACTCATGCCGTCTGAAAGTGATTGTTCACGGCTCGTCTCTGCTACGCTTCGGTTTACCTGTGCCACGAACGGCGTAGGCTCAACACTAAACGCAAAGCAAACGACACGTGCCAGCCACTCATCATAAACGTCTTTCAGCGGCGGCTGCTTCGTCTCTTTAAAGTTTCTGGCTAACTCACCAGGAACGAAACGCATTTTGCGCCGCTCCGCCGTCTCGCCTGACAGCAGTAAATCCCAATACTCTTGGAATCGTTTAATATCGTCAGCCGCCCATGTTTCAGGCACGCCGATCAAAGCATCGGGAACACTGCCAGCCGTGTAGTATTCCAGCGCGTGAAGCTGCCGCTTTAGGGCGATATTCACAGTCATGATGATTTGCTCAACAGGCGAATAGCCATAGACTTTATAGCTTCGGTTATTGCGTGAGCGGTAAATCAATTCGTCCGCCGTGTAGTCAACCGCCGCCATGCCGTGCAAGATTTGCTGATACGCCGTATCAGGCGGCAATGGCAGACGGCCTGTGTTATCCAGCACACGCTTAATCGTCGCACCGTCTATAACCTCAAGGGCGTACAAGTCGCCGCCCAGCGTTTTGCGTGGGTAGATGCACGGCGCATCAATAACAAACAGGTCTTCCAGCAAAATACGCAGCCAGTCCGCCCATGTATGCTCCTTGTCAGGCGACTGGAAAAATGCGATCGCTTCATCGACCTTTCGGTCTTTGCGCTGTGATTCGTTTTTTGCCGTTGATTCAACGTCGCGCTTTTGGATTGTCCACTTCAGGCATTCCATTTGGTCTTTGCGTGTCTCAATAACCAAACGCAACACATCGTAGTTGTCGGCAAGGGCGCGTAATTGTGTAAAGCCTATCGCCTCACGTTCGCGCGGTTTGGAATGCCCGATGTTGTAGAACGGCTCATAATCAAACCGCCGCCCCTCTGCCTGCTGTGCGACAGGGGCTAAAGGCTCGCCCGCGTCAAACCACCCGTCCGCGTTGCCGGTAAAGGCGTAACGGACACCAGCGGCCACACGGGAAATAAAGCCTTGTGATAATGGTGTCTTTTTACTCATTTGTTTGCCTCAACCTGCGAACGCAGGTAATCAATCATGCCCGTTCGGGTGTCCAATAGCTCACTAAATGCACGGCTCAAACAGTCGATTTGGTCGTCATGCTGACCGTTTGGGAACATCCGCATTTCTGAAATCAGCGCGTCTGTGTCCCATGTGCCATCATCTAGCAACATCACATTACCGATATTGACTTGAGCAGCGAACGGCTCGGCTCGTGTAACCTTATCACCCGATTCAGGGCTGGCAGATACAGAAAAGCCCGCCAGTTGACGGGTTAGGTATAAGGTTTGCGATTTGCCAGCTTGCCCAGGGTCTTGAGGGATAGATATTTTAGTTTTCACGCCGTCTTTTTGCGCCGTGTTTTTCAATATCCTATCCCGCTCGTCCGCTCCATACTGACCGCGCACAATATTGGCGATGATGTACCGACCATCTTCTGTTACACCAAGCCTACCGCCTGCCGTGTAGTCGCCATCATTCGCCGTTGAGGCTAAGTCCCACGCGCGAACCCATCTGATATTTCCAGCGGGCAGGGCTTTCACAAATTGCAGGTTGTCAGGCTTAAACGTACCACCATCAGGCGGCGCAGGTTTTTGCAAATACTGCCCGGCAAACACATACGGCGCGGCTTGTTCCATTCGGCGCAATGTTTCGATATCATGCTTTTCAGGCCACAACGCCGTGCCGTCGTCTTGAATAGCAGGCAGGCACAAATGCTCCCATTCTTCGCCATTGCCGCCATCAAGCAGCCAGCCTGCCAAGTCATTCTCATGCAGGCGTTGCATAATGAGGATAATCGGCGTTTCAGGGCTGTTTTTACGAGATTCCAGCGTGTTCTGAAACCAGTCAATGACGTTCTGCCGTCTAACCTCGCTTCGCGCTTCGTCAGCCTTGTGCGGGTCGTCAATGATGATACAACCGCCGAAGCCTTCACGGTGCTTGCCCGCGCCAAAACCGGTAATCGTGCCACCTGTACCTGTTGCATACATCACGCCGCCTGCGGTCGTCTTCCAGTGATGGCTACTCTCGCTTGCAAGCTCCACGCCGGGGAATATCGCCCGATACTCTTCATGCTGTAACAGGTTTCTGATTTGCACTGAGTTATTGACGGCCAACGTAGCCGAATAGCTCGCATGAATAAACTCGCAATCAGGCACACGCCCCATCGCCCACGCGATAAAATTCACAACCGCAATTTCCGTTTTCGAGTAGCGCGGCGGAATGTTGATAATCAGGCGCTTTGTCTCGCCGTTGAAAACACGCTCAAGGGCATTACAGATTAAGGCGTGATGTCTTGCCTGCGTCCACTGGTAGCCTCGCCGTTCGCGAAACATCCACCGCGTGAACATGTACAGATTGATTGAGCTTAAATCCCGAATAACAGAGATTTCAGCCTCATTGAATTGCTCTAGTGCCATTTTATTTTAAATTCCTTTGGAAAATTGCATAAAAATGGCAATATAGCCTCCCATAGGATTAGCATTTTATGCTAAACCTTGCTCAAAACCTCTTCAGCAATCTTGCGAAACTCTTCAGCATTAAGCCGTACAGACGGCGTCATACTGCCATCGCTCGATTTAACGTCAAGCTCTGTCTTATCGCTCCACTTTCCACGTTGTCTGTTTTTCAGCCAAAAAATAGCGGCAGGCGTGTCAGGCGGATAGTATTTTGTCATTGGCGTTTGAATAATCTCTCCACCAACTGCCCGAATATCTACGTCAGGGGCTTCATATCCCATTGCACGCTGATACAGGCGGCTAGCGACATTTGCGTCCGCCAACATCTTGCCCTTTTTTATGGACTCCAAAAATTCGGGAAATTCGCTCTTCCAATTATTAAGCGTTGATACTTCAACATTAAAAAAATCTGCCATATCGGCATCTATTGCGCCAAGCAAGCATAATTTATAGGCTTGTTCAGCATACTCAGGTTTGTATTTTGTTGGTCGCCCGATTGGGCGTTTTGTCTCGCTCATATCGAACTCCAAAAAGAAACCGTCTAACTCCGACCCCTCTCAGAATTAGACGGCTGAAACACACTCAACACATGGAAAAATGGAACGCCCTACACCAGCAAGGCATAGGGCGAAGTGCAAGAACCGCTTTACAGTCTGTCTTGGCATGACAGCCATTAGGCCGGGCAAACGCGTTTCACTTGCGCCGCGTTTTATTGACTTTCTGCCTGAATCACAGGCTATCTTGAAATGCAAAAACCGCCCTATAAAGGCGGTTTATATAGCTATTCCCAAACTATAGCATAATTGTATCAAAACATTACACGGTCATCAATAGTTATTCTAAAACTTTCTCATCTTTCCCGTCTGAATACAAAACTTCCAGCTTCTCGAATGACACTCCAACCTTTGCATTACCCTGCTGTATTTTCTTCATCCTCAAATCATTTAAGGAAGCGGTGAACACCATTTCAGCGGTATCACCCGGGTTGAGTGTTTTTTTGAAAACCTCATCGCCCATATTCAGCGTAACTGAGCCGTCCACACCCTCAACAACCAACCTGATCGCACTACTAATGGCGGTAATGCCTTTATTGCTGTTATTGGTGAATGACAATTTCAGGTTAAGCCCTTCGCCAATACCGGGAATATCTGTGTTTTCAAATCCTGAGTAGCTTAAAGAATAGGTTTTTTGCACTTTTTCAACAGCCTCTTTCTTCACCGCTTCCTCAGCCTCTTGAGCGGCAATAAATTCTTTTTGCCGTTTGATTGCTTCGCCGACAGTTACACCATATTCCGCCTTTTCGCCAAACAGGCCGTTTCCCTCTGCACGCAGAAAGTACCCAAGAACCAATTTTTTATCTTCATCAGGCAGTTTCTTCAAATCGCCTGAATGTGTTTCAATATCTTCTTTTTTGCTGATTACCACATCTTTCACGTCAGTACAGCCAGCCAAGACAGCAGCGGAAACTATAGCGGCAATTAATAATTTCTTCATTTTTAATCCTTTGTGTTTAATAGTGAGTTAGCGGTCGAATTATGCCACAGGATTTAAATTCATCATACAGCTTTACATCTGTCGTATTTTCTAATGCGGCAATAATCGATTTCACTTTTTTTAGTTGTTTGTAAAAATACCCGTTAGAAATATCGTATTTATCCATAATCTCAAGTCGCTTAGGCATCTCTTTTAAAACATGGCACACCAGCGCATCACATATCAGCAAGTTCACGCCCTCGTTTTGTTGCTCAATATAGGCGGTAATATCAACAATCCCGCTCAAATCCTCGCTGTATTTACACTCCACCACTGCAAGCTCGTAGCGATTCAACACGCGCTCAATTCGACTAATAATCATCGCGGCGTTTGCGTGGGTTTCTGCTTGTGTTAAATCCCCTCCGCCGCCTGTAACGCCTTTGCTCTCGCACCAAGCGCAAACAGAAGCCGTGTTGTTCAACGGCTCCATTCTCACGCCCCTGATTTTATACACATCCGCCAAAACCTGCTCTACCGTGTGATACATTTTCCGCCCCTTAAAATTCCCAAATTAACCCAAAATTCCCTGCCGCCCACGCCTGCAAGCGGTTCTGATAGTCTGTCATCTCTGCCGTGTTTAGCGTTGTCGTGCTGATTGGCGTTTTGACTTCCGTTCCGTCCGGCATGGCCTTTAACTCAAAGCCTAGGAACATTCCCTTGCAATATTCGTGCCACGTTTCCGCGCTGTATCGCCTGCCATTTACCCACGCTTCATCTGCTAGTTTGCTGTAGATTTTCCACAGTCTCCTGTTCTGCTCTATGCTCCGTTTTGAGTTGTACGGCCTGATACACACTTCAAGCTCTGCGTTGGCCTCTAACCACGCCCCTAGATTGTTGTAGATGGTCGTCATCAATGGCCGCTTGTTGTCTTTCGTCAGCCTGTACGCTACGCTTTGCATTTAACGATTCCCTTGTCTATCAGCTTTAAAAGCGTTCTGAACTGCGACCGGCGCATATAAAACTCTTTATCTTCCTTGCTCAACTTGATATGCGACCGGCCGTCTATCACATCATGACAAGCACTACACCCAAAGCCTGCCGATAAATCGTTACTCTTCAGCCCCATGCCGTGCGTTTCGCTCGGAAAATGGCATAAAACCACTGTTTCAGGGTTGTAATTGCACACCCCCGCTATATTGAGTGTGCAATCTTCCCCTTTAGCCGCTTTTCTTATCGCGCTCAATTACGCTTCCTCTCAAATCTCCGCAATTCCAATATCAAGCCCACCGTCCTCTCTTGGCTCGCTTGAATATGTTGCTAAAATAAATCTGACTTGGTTGTCGTTGTGATAGACAACGCCTTGCAAGGCATCGACAGCGACCTTTAGGCAGTTATCAAGGTCTAGTATTACCTTGCTTGCTGTGCCGTCCTTGTTCATCTTTGGCACTAGGCTAACAAAGAGGATTACGTCCTTTTCAGACGGCCTAAAACCTGCTCTTTCTGCCGCGTGGGAAACGCAAAGCTTGTACGCTTTCGCTTCCTTGCTTAACACTTGCCGATTCCGAAAGGTTTTCCAATATCGGTTAGTGCTGATCGGGTAAGGCAGGGAAAGAACATTTGCCCTTTCCGCCGCCTCTGCTATTTGCTCAATCGGGATTAATACGGCCAACTCCCACCCCAATCATCGTCATCGTCTTGGTCGCGTACTTTCTTTGCCATATACTCGACAAAACTAATCGCCAACACCACAACCAACACACAAATCAAAAATACCGAGAATTTCATAAATAGCTCCACTTTCTGCCGAATTGTTTGTAAATCTTCTGGGCTTCCCCTGCTTCCCAATACTGGTTACTCAACAGTGGGAATGCTTCGTCTGCGAGTTGTACGGTATCTTCAACGCTCAAGCCTTTAGGCATACACGTCAAATCCCATACGCTTGGCTTTGGCGGCTTAGGAACTGGCTTAACGCCGTGTTTTTCTCTGTAAGCCGCTCTTTTGCACTCCTTGCACTGCCAGTAATAAACCCAGGCTCCATCACTGTTTTGATATTTTTGATAAAACTCGCTAATCGGCTTTTCTTGTTTGCAACACTTGCAAACTCTAGATTTATGCGCAACAGCCACCGTCTTGCATGGCTCATGTTTCTCCTGCTCTTTTCTCTTTTCTTTTCTAATTCTTGCTGTCCGTTCGCGCTGTTTCCGGTTGATTTCATCTCGATTTGCTCGGATGTACTGGTTTTGATATTCAGCCTTGCATGACTTGCAACAAGACAAATATTTAAATTCCCCTGTTTTTTTGTCTCTGCGTCTATCCATTTCGGATAAAGGTTTTACTTTTCGGCATTTATTGCATTTTTTAGTTTCCATTTCTCTTACTCCTTTTCGCGTTGTCCAAATTCATCAATCGGCGGCATATCTACCAAAATAGTGATTGCGATCAGTACCGCGATTGCACCAAGCCCGATAAGAAAAAGCGTCATCATTTGCGGCCTCGCTTGAATTTATTGCGTTTCAACAGTTCCAACTCAGCTTTCAGACGTTGGTTTTCTGCTTTCAGTGTCGTATCTGCTTTAACTTTCGAGATTGCGATAATCTCTGATTTCACTCGTGCAAGCTCTGCGTTCTTCGCTTCGATTTCCGCTTGCAGTTCTTCGATTTTCTTGTTCTTCTCGGCCGAACTTATTGCCGACCCATTAACAATTTGTCTTAATCCGCTAATTGTTCGATTCGCCTCGTTCAGACGGTCTATTGTTTCGGACAGATTCGCGCTGACCATTTCCGCCGCCTTTTCCATTTCGGCTTTTTCTTTCAGGCCGTCTGAAATTCTCTGACTGTAATCATCGGCCATGTTCTTTAAGCTATTCGCGGCCACAATAACTGCTTCGTGGTCTTTCTTGCTCACGCCGCCCAATTTCCCGATTAACCAGTTTTTCATTTCTCATTCCCCTTTCCGTATTTCTTTTCAATCAATCTTTCCACGCGGTTGACTGCAACTCTCAGTGATTCGTAGTTTTTCGCGAAGGCCGCATATAACACGGCATCCAGTGCGTTCAGGTGTGTGTGTTCAAATCCGCAACATTCCACCTTGTCCGCCAACAGGTCATAACCCGGCAATGTAATAATCGGCATTACCGGCCTGTTACCGATTTGGTCTCGCAAATACCATAAAGCCTTTTCTAAATCCTCTTTGCCGTTCTTATGCTCAAATCGCCAAATGTATTTGAAAGCGTTGCCAAGATTGAAATTCAGCAGTCTTGTGAACTCGATACATTCATGCTTTCGTGTTTTGTAGTGATTGGGGTTGATGTTGTCTTTCATTCATCATTTCCTTTTGTTGCGCCATTCTTCAAATTTCTCGCGCCGTTTTTCCATCGTGTCGGCTGTTGCCGGGTTAAATTCGCCTTTGTCGCATTTGTAGCCGCCAAAGTAGTAGCTCGCTTTATCTTCAGCCGTCTTTGCTTTGGTACATCTTGCAAATCCGCGCATCGTGCCGTTTGCTTCGGCTTTAAAATCTGCGTGTAGGCAGTGGTAGCAGGTTTCAGACGCTGTAAGGGTCATATTCGCTCCGTTTCGGTGCTTGCCAAGTTAAATCCGGCTCTTCCTCAAATCGCATAAACTGACCTTTCCAGCCACAAATCACAGTTCCCATTTCGCCATCACGGTTTTTAGCGATAATCAGCTCTGCAAGGCTTGGATTCTCTGTTTCGTTGTAGTAGTTTTCACGGTGCGGCATGATGATGATGTTTGCGTCTTGCTCAACGCTGCCACTTCCTCGAATGTCCGCCATGTTTGGGCGTTTATCAGCCTGCTTTGTATTCCCCCTGTTCAACTGGGCAACCAAGACAACAGGGATGTTTAACTCAACCGCTAAGTTCTTCAGACGGCGCGAAATGTTGCCAAGCTCTGCCACTTCGTCCTTACCGGCTCTTGGCATGATGTGCAGATGGTCAACAACCAACAAATCCAAGCCGGTAGTAAGTTTTTTCTCTTTAGCCAAGAAACAAAGTTCATCAACGTTCAGCAAATCGCAATTAACTTCAAACTTCCACTCTTTCACTTGACTAACGTAAACCGGCATATTCGCGTAATCGCTTTCTGTCAGATTGCCGGTCTTCAGATTGTTCATCGGGATATTGCACTCTGCCGCCATGCCACGCCGTGCAAGCTCTAAGCCGTTCATTTCGTAGCTTTGGAAATGCACTGTCTTGCCTTGCTTCAGCGCGAATCGTGCAATGTTTTCCGCCAAAACCGTTTTACCCATAGACGGACGCGCTGCGATCACAATCAAGTTTCCGTCCGGTAAACCGCCGGTCATTTCGTCCAACTTCATCAAGCCGGTAGGCAATCCAAAACGCACACCGTCAAGCCGTTTATCTAAATCCTGAATCAGGTCTTCAACAGTTTCGGTAAAACTCTTTGTTTCGCGCTTTACCGCGTCCTTACCAACCGCCGCCAATTCATCTGCCGCCTTTGACAGCTTTTGCGCTACAGACTCGCCGTCTTTGGCCAGTGCGATTTTTTCAATCATCGCCGACGCTTTCAGCAAACCACGCTCTACAAATCGCTCGTTCACAATGTCAACGTACCGGCTGATGTTTTTCGCGCTTGGCGTGTTTTGACTAAGGTCAATCAGGTAAGCCAAGCCGCCGGCGTTTTCTGCTTCCCCTCTCGCTTCCAGCTTGTCGTTCAGCGTGATAATGTCGATTGGCTCATTTGCCGCCGCCATGTCCAACAACGCGCGGAAAATAATTCTGTGTTGCGCTTGGTAGAACTTTTCAGGAGTCAAGATTGCACATCGTGTGATCGCTGTTGGTTCAATCAAGACACCGCCCAAGATGTTCTGTTCTGCCTCTACGTTTGCCAGTGATTGGACGGCTTCCATTTCCTCAATTTGGTTCATGTGTTTTTTCCCTTTGTTGCTTAATTCGTTTTTGGTGGGTGCCATTCCAGAATCTTCACGAAGTTGCTAGGCTTGAAAATCCAGTCAAAGTTAACTGCAAATCCTGTTTGGTTTTCGCCCATCCAAAAGCCGTTAATCGAAACTTTCTTGAAAAAGCTACCAAACCAAGCCAAGCCGGTTTCAACGTCTTCAAATCTAACTTTCCCATTTGGCGCTACCGTTCCCAACATCTCACACCAGCGATTTGTGATAGCTCGTTTGCGTGTGTCGTTCAGCACTTGAACACTTGGCAACCGACCGCCTAAAACTTCGTTGTACAAATCGGCGATTTCCTGATGTGGCACATCGGCAGATTTGCGGCGGCGCGGAATATTCCCATCTTGGCGGTTTCCCTTTCGGTTACTGTTGCCGTTACTGTCGTTTTTTGTCTCCAGTGAAGTTGATTCATCGGTTTCTTGCTCACACGTTTTCGCGTTAGCGGAAACAAACGCGTCAGCGTTCAAATCGTCTTTGCCGTTTCCGGCGTTTGGGGGTAAGGGGGTATTATTTAATCTTGTATTATTTAATCTTGTATTATTACCTTTGACTTTTTCGTCAATAGGGGTCATGACTTTTTCGTCAATCCAAATCTTTCTGCCTTTGATTTGTTTCCCCTCGTAAACCATTTCCAATCTTAAAAAACCAAGTTCTGATAAATGACTTATCCACTTGCTTACAGTCTCTTTTCTGGTCTCGTACAGGTCAGCAAAATAGCCATTTGAAGCAGTGCAATAACCAAACTTGTTTGTTAGGGCTGAAATCTCAGCGAAAAGCAAACGTTCAGCAGGTTTCAGGCGTTTCTCGTATCGCACATAAGCCGGCAATACTGCGTAGAAACTAGGCTTCTCGTTTATTTCCATCATCAACCCCTTTCACTTCCTCAACCCACTTGTCCAACGCTTCCTGCCCCTTGCTCACGTCTTCAGCTTGCATATAAGCCAACACTAGCAATCGGGCTTCGTGTATTCTTTGTTCTCTGCTCATGGCTCAATCCCTGATTTAGCTATCGAATAATGGGCAACTGGATTCTTGCAACTGCCGACCTTGAATTTAGGCTTGTTGAAAACAAATCCCCTGCTTTCTAAGTCCACGATTCGGGCGCATAACTGCGTAATCTTCAATTTCTCGTATGCTTCCAGCGATGTGATATGTCCGTTTGCGCGGATGTAATCAACAATCTTCTTGCACTGCGTGCCTTTTTGATTCATAATGACCTCTCTTTCACGTTGTCGAGCAGTTCGTTTCCTGCTCACCGCCCCACGTTTCCGCGTGGGGTTTTCCTTTTTTTGTCGCCCGTCTGTCCGGGCAGTCAACCGTCTTTCCGATTTGTCATAACTCCGTTACAATCGAGTTTCCACACAACAACCGACGGAGTAAAAAATGTCTTCCAACTTATCCTTCATACTTACCAAAGAGCTTATCCGCAGCGGTTCTATCCGCTTAAGTGGCAATACAGCCAAAGGACAAGCCGAAGAATTGGCGGTATTCATCCAAACACTTCATCAAAAACTCGAAGAATCGGAGCTAAATACCGATGACGGCCATTTAATCGAGCTGCTTTCTAAGTAATTCAAAGCCGTTTTTCAATCCCTCCGCGATTCTGTAAACCTCATCGCAGCCTTTGGCGGCGGCTTTCAGCATCGCTTTTTTAATCAGCCGTCTGTCTTTCTTTGACAGGCGGTTTTTATCCTGCTTCTTCATTTTTTTCCTTTCTGCTAAAACTGTATAATTCATTAAAAAATAGTTACTTATAAAAATAAATCAGGGCGAATTTCTTCTCGTTTAATCCCTGTCAATTCTTCTATTTTCTTTGCGTTTGCAGCCGTTACTTTTGCACGACCATTCACATAACTGCTGATAAGTTGCTTCGACACACCAAGCGAATCAGCCATTTTTTGCTGACTGCCAAGTATCGAAACCGCCTTTTTAATCGCTTCCATAGTCAAACTCCTTTTTACATAAGTATAAAAAAACAATACATAAAAGTCAAATATATTTATTCCTGCGAAGTCCAGTTTTTTTATACAATTTGTAAAGGAGTACGAAATGACTAAAGAACAAATAAACTTATCCGAATGGGTTTTGGCTGCTCGTGAATATGCGGGGCCTGAAATGACCCAAGAAAAATTAGCGGAACATCTTGGAAGAACGAAAGCAAATGTGTCAGCAATGGAAAACGGACGTTCAAAGCCATCGTTTGATCAAATGATGGAGATACACAGGGCGACTGGATATCCTTTGCCATATCAGCAAAGTGCAGGAAGAGACCTTGTTAATGGCAATCAGACAAATACCAGTTACACCCTGAATCAAGGCTTACCAATACAAACCAATCCTGAAGAATTAGGCGATGCAGACAAGCACTTTTTAAAATCAATGCCGCTTTTGGATATTGATATAGCTGTTCGCCATCTCGCCAACCCTGATAAGGACAGGACGCAAATTCAGGGTAATGGGGACAGGGCGGCAACATTTATTCCACACTCTGGGCATACCGTCGGCGTCCGCATGGCTGATGACGTGGAGTTTGCAGGGATAAAACGTGGCGACATACTGATAGTGGAGCCGAATATCCCACCGAGAGATAAAGACTTGGTGCTTATTTGTATCGACAATACAGGCTACCTGCGCGGCATGGTGGGCAGGTTGTCCATTGCGATTGATGGGACGCATACCATTATCTACGATGGCGGATCAGGCGTTCCGTTGCCTGATGGCGCGTTTATTGCCGGAGTAATCGTAGAGGTTAAGCGCAGGCTGATACCAACGGATATCTTATTAAGCCGGCTTGACCCTGATTACAATATCCACCAATCAAAACAAAGATGATATGAGGGAGGCCGTCTGAAAACAGGCGGCCTTTCGTGCGTTTTAAAGTAATATTCATAAATAATTGTTTACAAAAGGAATTTAAATGTCTACTGACTTCAAATTAAGATATTTCAAGATTGAAAAATGCGGATATTTCAATGGATCGCATAAGAATCCGCAAGGGCATGATTGCATATTGCAAACCTTACATGACCTAAAAGAGTATATCTCCAATAAATCCATTCAAGAAACGGGCATATCGAATAAAGATCAAGAGCCGACAACTTTTATATTGGATATTGAACACAATGATGGATTTTGGATTATTTCTCTTTGGAATAAGACTGATAAAGCATCATCCGATGAAGTTGTATCGCTTGATTTGTCGAGTAAGATTGGAGAGCTGAAATCAGAAGAAGTAAAGGCATCCAAAGGTAAAACTTTTGGATTTGTAAGTTATATTCTTATTTGCCCCGAAAAGAGGTTCTATGCAACGCTGATGCCGACGGGTGCTTCATTTGCAGGTCGGGAATCATTTGAGTTATATATCAAAAATTTCCTATGGATAAATCCAAAAATAATAGAAAAAACAACGATAATAGAACCAAGCGAAGAGGGCGAGGACGGTATTATTGAAAAAACAGACTTTAAATTGCCAAATAAAATATCGGGAACAATCACGCCGCACTTTGTTTGCAAGCTATTAAAAAGCCAATCTGAAATAGATTATGTAATTAAAAATTATAACAAAATCACACGCATTAAGAATAATTGCACAGTCAAGGTAACGAAGGGAGAATCAGACGGCGTATTGAAAAAATATCTTCCCAAGTTGTTTGGCAATACAAGTTTATTTGCACCTTTAGAGACCATCAGGATTAAAACGGAAACCAGCGCGGGCTTCCAAACTGAGAAAGACCTGATTGAATGGATTGCCGGGTGGGAAAAGGCCGCTATAGACCCGGAGCAGGATAACTGCGGCTTCACGTTGCGAGGCGATTCAAAAACCTATTAGATACATGGCAATATCATTACTAAAACGATTACGGCCAGTGGATTACATAAGGTAAAAGGCATCTACCCTGCTATTGGAATCCTTAGTATTATGCTAAAATCGAAAGAGTTGATAATATCTGAATACACGACAAATGTGGGTTAAATGGTTGTTTATATTGCTGTCTGTAGTAATCATCGGAACAGCCGCATTTTATGGCTCGGCAGTCCAGTTTAGTGAACAGTGGGTGCTTTATGAAGCACTCCGTTCTACTGCATCCATTATTTTTGCAGTTGCCGGAGTATGGTTGGCTATCATTTATCCTGACAGGCTGAAAAGCCCTTATAGCAAATCATCTACCGACCCTATCTACCGAAAAGGGTTTAAGCAGCTTTTCTCTCCGGTCATCCATTCCATCGCCGTTCTCGTTGCAGTGTTATTGGTGGGGCTGCTTGCGCCATTGGTTAAGCAAATTCCTTTCGCGATGTGCTATACACATCAACTCCGATCGGCATCGATGGCTTTTTTGGCACTACTGACAACGTTTCAAATCTACACCGTACTTTCCGTACTGGTCCCGGTACTTAACATCTTGGATAAACATGACCAAGATGCCCATGTCGTCGATGTATTAAGCTCCCATCTACCCAAATGATTTTCCCGATACCATCCTAATCAAACATAACACTTCACAATTCAACCCGCCCGCCACGCGCGGGCTTTTCTTTTTGCCTATTGGTAGGGGTTTACCCCCTTCGATAGGGGTCAGACCGTTATTTGCTTCACATTTACCGCCTATCTGGGCGGTTTTTTTGCGCCTGTATAAAATTAATTTCATTTAAAAACAATACAGTATAAAAATTAAACACTTTAAAGACTAAATATATTTGACTTTAAGTATAAAAAGATTATACTACACACATCGAAGCAAAACACACTAACTAGGAGCTAAAAAATGAAACACGTTGCCAATATCATGAGAATTAATGACTGGAATACAAACCAAAAAAGCACGGTAGGTCGAATCTTTGCACAAGGGCGCGGCAAATCCAGAAAACACCTGATTTTATGGTTGAACGGGTGGGAAGAAGAATACGGCGCCAACTACTACGATGCATGCGCTGCTGCGAGGAATGCCAATACATGGAATTTCATCGAACCAATCTAAGTTTCTTACCCAAGCCGCTTCAAGCGAGGCGGCTTCAATAAAAAACTTAATCTGATCTTTAAAAATTTGAAAGCGTAGTAACCGCCCTTCAGGTAGGCAGAAGCCGACAGAAAGACATGGTAAAGCATGGGGGAAATCGAACAAACGGTTACAGGCGAAAGGCGGCCTAAAAGATAACAGCCTATGACGGTAAATTTTTTTAAACACTTGATAAACAAGGAAATCAAAAATGGAAATTAAACAATTTGAAGTAAACAGCCCTTCCGCAATGCTGATGATGCTTGCAAATATTTTGGCAGACATCGAAAGCAAAAAAGAGGCAAAAGAAGAAGAACCATTGCCGCCTGTAACAGTTACAGAGGCCAAAGGCATTAATGACTACGCCATCGGCAAAGAAGTGATTATCCGCACATATTCCGCAGGCGTTTGGTTTGGTGTGTTGAGCCAAAAAGCAGGCAATGAAGTGATTCTGACGAAAGCACGCCGTATGTACAAATGGTGGGCGAAAGAATCAATCAGCCTGTCAGGTGTTGCACGACACGGCATCAAGCAGGACGACAGCAAGATTTGCGGTGAGCTTGATTCCGTATGGCTTGAGGCGATTGAGATTATCCCAGTAACCGGCAACTCGGCTGAATCAATTCGTACCGCGCCGGAGGTTGCTCAATCATGAGTTATCTAGATAAACCGTCGAGATACGGCGACGGCGACGGCAACGGCAACGGCGACGGCAACGGCGACGGCTACGGCGACGGCTACGGCTACGGCAACGGCTACGGCGACGGCAACGGCAACGGCAACGGCGACGGCTACGGCGACGGCTACGGCGACGGCTACGGCAGCGGCTACGGCAGCGGCTAGATAGATTTACAGCCCTTTTGAACAAAGAGGGCTTATTTAAGCGGCTGAATCGGCTGCTTAAATAAGACAACGTGAAAGAGTTTATCGGTAGATAGGGTGAGCTAATGCCAAAACGAGGGCACAAGGCTTACTGCCTAGCAACACCACAGGCAAGCAAGGGCAACGGCACGGAGAAACATCAAGCCCCTTCCTCTACCGATACCAAACAAGGAAACGACAGATGAAAATCTACGAAACAAGCCGCCCTGATTGGGGAATGGACGAAATGTACAGGCGCGAAGAATTGCGAGACGCAGAAATTGCAATTGAAGAACGCCAAGAAGATGACAACAGGAAGAATTTTAAATTATTCCATGCGCGAATCATGCAACACGTCATCAAGGAAGCCTACGAGTTTCGCAAATGCGCCATCGAATGTGATGAATTGGAATACTCGCAGAATGATGGCGAATGGCGGACTTGCCTGTTAGACAGCGCTGAATTTCTCGAACTGAGTAGCAACAAGTACGAGAACGAAGAAATCAAAGACGCGCTGATTTGGGCGACTCAATCAAATCACACTGATTTGCAAGTAAGCAAAATCGACGAACTGGCAAACCAATGGAAGGAAGCGGCATGAAAGCATTAACCCAATACCTGACAGACGAAGCAAAGCAGGCGCGGCGCGAATTTATGCAAAAGGTCATCGCCCTGCCCTTTAATTCAAAGATTAAAGCCATGCCATGCAATGCCGGCGCAAAACACCCTGACATCATGCTTGGCAATGCCCGGCTGATTCTGTTGAGACACTTCAATGAGATGGTTTCACGGCTTGAGCGCAAAACCGACCACAGCCGCGCGGTATTGACTGCCGCGCAATACGGGATATTCGACATCAATCAACTTTCGCAGTAGGCAAAAAAATGAAATACGCAATCAGAACAGTAATCGCAGTAGCCGCAACATCACTGGCCATCTACAGCTTTTCCGGCAAAGCCGAGAAGCCGGTAGAACCTGAAACCATCAGTCAAGAAGCACAAATTGAACAGACATACGAAACCATGCCTGATGAAGTGAAAGTCATGGGAGACGCGGAGGTTAATAATGTTTGCGGTATTTGGTAAGTCAAAGAAAAAAGAGTTTGAAAATTCGTTTAATAAACTTGGCGTAAAAATTAAAGATGAAGAAAAATCTTTTGCGAAAGATACAGGCTGCTATCAAATTTCAGGCGACTTTTCGTCCGAAAAGATAGCTATGGATTTTGTGGAGCTTTGCAAGGGGCGAGAAGATTTTATTCGACCTGTTTTCATCGCAATTCTTAAGCCTAAAGTCGACAAATACGGCAATGAAAAGCTGGATAAAAAAACTGGTAAGCCATTAATGAGATATTACAAACATAGGGAGTTGCCGAAATGAGCTACCACCAACCATACACAATGAACGGCAACCGTTCGGCAAAGGTTAAAGGCTTTATGGGCTTGCCGCGCAGCCTGAACGTCGTCATGCGGGAGCAGTTGCAAGACGTTCAGGTCTTCAAAACCGAAAAAGCAGCGGCTGAAAAGTATTTCAACAAACTCTTAGGAATTAAAAATGACACATCCAGCAAAAACAAACGCAATGGCGATTAAACAATTTTTCGACAGCGACGCAGCCAAACGAAAAATGCAAGAGCTAATCGGCAAAAACTTTGCAAGTTTCGCAACATCTGCCATGCAGATTGTCAACTCAAACAGCCTTTTGCAAAACGCAACGCCAAAATCTGTCTTTAACGCAGCTTGTATGGCAGCAACGCTGAATCTTCCGATTAACAACAGCTTAGGCTTTGCGTACATCGTCCCCTTTCAAAACCGAAAAGAGAACGTTACAGAAGCGCAGTTTCAGCTTGGATATAAGGGTTTTATCCAACTAGCACAACGAAGCGGACAGTTCAAACGAATCAACGCCTGCCCTGTTTACGACACAGACGCAGAAGAAGATGTTTACCAACGCTTGACATCTCTCATCCCACGCAAACCAAGCGGACAAATCATCGGCTATATCGCCTATTTTCAGCTTTTAAACGGCTATGAAGCGAATCTGACAATGACGATGGAAGAACTGGAAGCACATGCCAAACGATACAGCCAAACGTATAAGCGAGGCTTTGGCGTATGGGCTGACAACTTCGAGGCAATGGCGAAGAAAACAGTTATCAAGCTGTTGCTTTCCCAACAAGCCCCACTGTCAATCGAAATGCAAAAGGCGGTTTTAGCCGACCAAGCAATCGTAAAAGACGTGGAGGCAGAAGAGTTTGAACATATCGACAACCAACCCATGCCAGCAGAAACACCAAAAATGGCAGTTTCCGATGAAATGTTTGAGCAACTCAAAGAAAACATCAGCACCGGCGATATTGATATTCAGACAGTCTTAGACAGTTACGACTTGTCGGAAGAGCAGAAAGCGGAATTGGATAAATTATGAAAATCAGATGTTCATCAATTCACAAAATCATCGGCGAACCAAAAAGCAAAGCCGAAAAAGAAGCCAACGGATTAACACAGACAGCCAAGTCTTACGTTATTGAACGACTGAAAAACGAATATTCAGGCTTCGAGAGTTTCACAGGCAGTAAGGAAACCGAAAAAGGGTTATTACTTGAAAATGAAGCAATACGATGCAGCGGCCTGATTCGTGGCTTGATGTACAAGAAAAACACTGAACGGCGCGTCAATGATTGGATTACAGGCGAATGCGATATTTACGATCCGAAGCGTAAAACAATTATTGACACAAAATGCTCATGGGACATCGGCACACATCCATTCTTTCAAGAAGAAGCTGAAGCAAAAGCAGAAAAGGCCGGATATGGCTGGCAAATGCAAGGCTACATGTGGCTTTTCGATTGCGAAAAGGCTGATATTGATTTTTGGATTTTCCCAACGCCCGAAGAGCTTTTAAAGCCTTATGACGATGTAGCCAATTTGGTTGAAGCGGTTGAGCGTCTGCCGTTTGAAAAACGACTGACAACAATCACAGTGTACCGTGACGAAAACGCAATCAACCAAATCAAGCGAAAAGCAGAGGCGTGCTTTGAGTATGCCGAGAAATTAAAACAGGAATTTGAGAAAGGTAAACAATGCTGAACAAAGTAATCCTCATCGGCCGTCTTGGCCGTGACCCTGAAGTGCGCTATATGGCGAACGGCGAGGCCGTCTGTAACTTTTCCGTAGCTACAAGCGAAAGCTGGAAAGATAGCAACGGGCAGAAGCAGGAGCGTTCCGAATGGCATAACGTGACCATGTACCGCAAATTGGCAGAGATTGCAGGGGAATACCTGAAAAAAGGCAGCCAAGTGTATTTAGAGGGGAAAATCAAATCCCGCAAGTACACCGACAAGAACGGCGTGGAACGCACGGCTTACGAGATTATCGCCAATGAAATGAAGATGTTGGGCGGTAATGCACAAACACCAGCGCAAAACCCACAGCCAGCACAGGCACAGGCACAAGATGATATTTCGGACGACGTGCCATTTTAAGGAATAAAAAAATGACTGAATATATTTTCAAAATTTCTGCCGATGATGTAAGCGTTGACTTAGAAGCGCCTGATATTAACCCAGCACATGAAGATAACGTACCTGAAAAAATTGCTTACTTATCAGCGGCATTAGTATCAATTTTTATTAACGATATTTCAAAACATATCAAAGAAAATCCCAAAGGTTTTATTGTTACTGCCCAAACCATGATTAATAACTCAGCTTTCCTCAAAGGGAAAGTAAATTAACCAACCACAGGCAGGCGGCCTAAAACGTCCGAGCCGTTGAGAGGACGGCATAACAAAAGGAAACGGAAATGACAGCGATAACACCTTTTCAAGTGTCAGTAACGTTATTATGGGGCGCGATTTTAATAAATTACGCATTACTTGTTTATAACGTTCGGATTAAAAAGCAAAAATTTTCAGAAGCGGTAAAGTGCTTATACCCATCAATATTTATGATTTGCGCCTTTGGCTTTGGGCATTTGCTGATTTGGACGTACCTGCTCACAAGCGGAACTATCACGATTAAATAGGTGCTATATGAAAGCAAGCGAAATGTTAGCCGCACGGAAAGCGGCGAAGAAAGAACAAGCCGTCAAGAAATACGCACGAAACAACATCGGTAACCAACGCGCCGACCGCAATAAACTGGCAAATATTGCCGTCATCCAAGTGCAAAACAAGCTGTCTTTGCGAAGCGGCGCACCTCAAGACTTAGACAGCAAGCTGACAGAAAATATTAAAAATCTCATGCACTATCAGGCACTGGTTTACGAAAACGACCGAAGCAGTATAACCGTGTTTGAGAAACTCATACGCGCCATGCGTGTTGTTGCCTGCATCTACTCAGACAGCGACTTGAGCAAGACGACCAACGAGGCACAGGCGGCGATTGAGCAGTTATCAGAATCAGACGACCTGTCGCCGAATCAACGCCGTGAGATTCTGAAGCCTGTTCTTCGCCTGACTGAATATCAGGAAGCCTACGGCGAGATTATCCCAGAACGCACCGTTTCAAAAATCGGCTTGTATTGCGCAAGCGTACAAATCGCACTGTACACAGCGAGCCTATACACTCGCCCGAAACGTTATATCCAAGCGTTATTTGACATCATCAACGGCGAATCCTTGCGAGCTATCTCCAAGAAGATAAACGAAAAAGAAAACGTTTTGCGCGAAGAAGTATTAAACGCCGCTTGGCACTTCTTCCGCGTGGCAGAGTGTAACAGTGCCGTTCAGCCGGTAAGCAGTATTCCTGAACTACGACAAGACGGCTACAAGGTGCTGGCAGACTTTGAACGGCTGAAAGATTTTATTCAGACGTCCATGCAGAAAATTCTGATCCCGTTTGAGCAAAACACGGGTATCAGCCTAATCAATTACAACCAATTCCGCAAAGACTTGGTACAAGCGGAAATTATTTAGGACTATCAAGGATAATGACATGATTACAGCAAAAGAAGCAATAAATTTAAATCCTTTGGGGCGTATTAAAGAATACAGAGACTTCTTCGATCTCAAGATAAGAGAGGCAGCTAAAAAGGGCGAGAGTTCCGTCAACATTCGCGCAGAACCATATTCATACTGGTTATATGATGAGCGTAAACTTGAGGACTTAGCAGCTAAAGAAGTCCTGAAAGAATTACGTAATAACGGATTCAAAGTAGAATATTTTCAGTATGACGGCTCACAGTTTTCAGATTACGGAATGACAATATCTTGGGGCGATAATGCGCCGGCGGCTGAATAACTACCAATCCGACAGGCGGCGGAAATACCGCCTGATGAAGATTAGAAAGGCTAAAAGATGATTCCCGATACTAGGCTGAAAACATTAAAACACTTTGAAGAATTGTTGAAAGATTCCGAGCGGTTAGACTGGTTAATTGAATTTTGTGACCGACTAGGAGTTTTTGACGAAGACGACATGAAAAAAGTAGGATTTAACGGTAAAAACTTCAGAAAATTTATTGATTTAGTAATGGACGTTCCGATTGATGAATTACTCGCCGATTTGGAACAAGAGGAGGAATAGTAATGTACCTCACATCTCAAGAATGTGCCGACCTGCTACACGTCAAACGCACAACATTCGTTAATCAGACGTGTAAGCAGGCAGGCTTTCCGAAGCCTTTTGTCATCTCGCCGCGTAAATTCTTATGGCCGAAGGCAGAAGTACACGAATTTATCCGCCGCCGCCGTCAAAAATAGAGAAACCGCCGTAACAGGCGGTTTTTTTTAATCCAGTAAATCAGCAAGTTCACCAATATCAGGGTTATAGTACACGTTGAGCAGGATTCTCAAATCCTTATGACCGCTGATTTTAGCCAGTTGCATAGGCTCAACCCTCGCCGCCATGCGCGTAAGGGCTTTATGGCGCGTATCGTGAAAGTGGAAGTCATCAGCCCCCTCAACCTTTGCCCTTGCACGTCTGAACATCACGTCAAGCGTGTGGGAGCTTATATCAAAAACAGAACCGCTTTCCGAGCGTGGCAGTCTATCCAGTATCGCTATGGCCTTTTTAGACAGCGGCACGTCTCGACTGCTTCCGTTTTTAGTCATCGGCAGATGTACCACGCGCCGGACTAAATGCACATCACGCCAAAGCATGTTACAGATTTCCCCGGCACGCATGGCCGTCTCAATAGCAAACAAGACAGCCAAGCCGATACGCTGTTTTACTGTGATTATCGGTACGCCGTCAGCTACACCAAGCTCTCGCACGACAGCCAAGACAATATCGTCAGGCGGTATGTAGTTCCGCGCCTTACCTTTCCCAGGCCGTCTGATTTGCAATAGAGGATTTGACGGCAAAAGCCCCCATTCTTTGACCGCTATTTGGCAGACGGCCGACAGTGTTTCAAGCTCACGCCTGACCGTGGCTTCTTGGACTTCTTTTTTCCGATTGTCGCGCCATTGGGCAAAATGATGTGGGCGCAGGTCGCTGACTTTTATATCGGCTAAATCGGATCGTAACGCACGATTCAACCGGTATGTTTCCGCCCTATTGCCTCGCTTCGTTGGCGTGATTTCATCCCGGTATCTGGTCAGCAAATCGGCAAAATATAGGCTTTTGGGCGCATTACCCTGCACGCCGTCCAAGATTGCCGCTTCAGTCCGCGCCGCCCATGCAACGGCATCAGATTTCAGGGCGAATGTTTCGGACTTAGTTATTCCTTTCAGACGGACTTTGACGCGATATTTTCCGTTGCGCTTTTCGATGGTTGCCATTGGTATATTATTGGGACACTGAGGGGACACGGCATTATATGTTATAATCAATCATAATCAATCATAATGTATTGAGTGGCGCAGATATGAGATTGATTTGTATATATAATCTATCTAAATCAATCATAATCTACTATAATCGATTAGCTGTTTAAATGCACTCCGTCCGCACCACACTCAAAATGAGCAGCTTTCGGGCTGCTTTTTTTTACATCTATTCCACTATATACCCTATTCAAAATCAAAACTGCTTTTAATTTTTTGACCTTTGCAAAAAAGGGGTTTATTTGGGGGTATAACAGACGTTTCCATTTTATCTTTCAGACGGCCTATCATTTATGTTGAATCCATCGCAAAAACTTGTCGAAT